TGCTGTGATGATTCCTTTTTTCACAGCGTTTCCAACCATTTTTTTACTCCACATGCCAAGTGTAAAGTATTTTTTTATCGTTTCAAAATTCATCTTATATCCCCTCCTGCATCATAATCATGTAGTCAAGCCGTGCCACGATAGCTTCATTTGTATCGATAACGGGAGCGGGAGGAGGAGGTGGAGCGTTGAGGATATCCTCAATAATTGCAACAGCTTTTACAGGGTCGCTTTCGGTAACGGAAAAATTTTGTTTCAAAATTCCAAGATTATCGAAACTTTGCAGTACACCGTCTACTTCTGAAATGACGACGGTGCAAGCTGGGTTTTCTGCCCATCCCCATTTTTCAAACACTTTTTCGGGGGTAAGCTTTTCACCGACTGGCGGATATAGTGTTCTCTTTTTATCCCATATCGTATACTTAATCATACTGCCGTCACCGTTCCTTTTTTATATTTTATATAGCCAGTAATTGGAGTTGTGAGTGATAAGGTGGTTTGTACTGTTACAGTCGTTTCGGTTGTAGCAGGGGAGAATAAATGTTTTGAGCCTGCAGGGATTGCGATTGAAATGCTACCGCCTGTCGAAACATTAAAATCAACCCTCGTGTATCCACCACCGATTAAAGATATTCCTGCCGCCATATGCCATGCCCCCCCCTTTTTTTTATATAGCGGTGATTGTTCCCTTGCGGTGCTTTACATATCCACTTACGGGAGCGGATAAAGCTAGTGTAGTTTGTGTGCCAACTGTCGTTTCAGTTGTAGCAGGGGAAAACTGGTGTTTTGAGCCTGCGGGTATTGGAATGCGCAACGTAGCGGAATATGCATCAACAACACTTGTAGATGTTTCAGGGTTTCCAAAAGCGTCCGAACCACCACCAAAAAGCGCATAGTTTCCAGTTGTCGCTCCTGCAAGATACACTCTCTGAACCGCCATCGTTGGCGGTGTACTGCGCACAAGCGATGCGTCGTAAGCGTCTACTGTAGACGAGGCAGTTGATGAACCAACCGTCGGTTGTCCACCTGCAAAATAAGCGTATTTTCCTACGCTAGTTGCAGAAAGTATAGATCTCGCTACGCTTAATGTTGTTGGTGTCGTCCTCACAAGCGACGTGTCGTAGGCATCAACCGTTGCGCTAGAAGCACCATCCCTACCCCCACCAAAAAGCGCATAATTTCCTACACTTGTCGCTGCTAAATAATACCTCGCTACACTTAGTGCTGTTGGTGTCGTCCTCACAAGCGACGTGTCGTAGGCATCAACCGTTGCGCTAGAAGAGGTTGTAAATCCTCCGCCAAAAAGCGCATAGTTTCCTACACTTGTCGCTGCTAAATAATACCTCGCTACGCTTAATGCTGCTGGTGTCGTCCTCACAAGCGACGTGTCGTAAGCATCAACCGTTGCGCTAGCAGTGGTCGTAAATCCACCACCGAAAAGCGCATAATTTCCTACACTTGTCGCTGCTAAATAATACCTCGCTACGCTTAATGCTGTTGGTGTCGTCCTCACAAGCGACGTGTCATATGCGTCAACGGTTGCGTTAGAAGGACCTGCATTTCCACCCCCGAAAAGCGCATAATTTCCCACACTTGTCGCCGCTAAGGTGGACCTCGCTACACTTAGTGCTGTTGGTGTTGTTCTCGTTAAACTAATGTCGTAGGCGTCGACCGTTGCGCTAGAAGAGCCTCCGCCAAAAAGCGCATAGTTTCCTACACTTGTCGCTGCTAAGGCGTGCCTTGCTACGCTTAAACTAGTTGGTGTTTCTCTTTTTATTGCAAGTCCGCCAGTGATGTTATAGTCGACTTTTGCAAAAACACCGCCGCCGACGTTTGTGTCGCCCGTAGCCATAAAGCATCACCCCCTTATGACCACGTAATCGAACGTTACAGTGCTTGCAGGAACGGCATCGGCGTATAGCCTTATTCCTCCTGCATACGTCTCACAGAGGGCAATGTTAGCGTCTACCGCGGTTACATACGACGCTGTCGTAAATGCTACCGTTGGATACATCGTAGTCGTTACGCCTGCGATTGCTACGTCTTTGAAACGGGCAAACCCTGCCGTGGTTGTTGTCGTCCAGCTTGTCGTCCCAGTTGCAACCTGCCCAGTAAGAGGCGTTGCTGTTTCAATACCTGTTTCAATTTTGTTGAGATTCGTTGCATTCACCGCAGGCGAGGAACCATTCACCCACGATGTCTTTGTATACGTTGGCACAATGCGTCACCCCCTTTGTATCGTATCTCGTCTAACGATCTGTATAGATTCGAGATTCGTCTTGTTGCGTGCATATAAAACCCTTGAAATCATTATACCACTGTTGCTTACATTTGTCGCCGTTGAACCTGCAAAAATTCCAATCTCTTGAATGCTGGCTACTGCCTCACTGTCCAGTACAACCGCAGTTTTTTCGAGTTGCCCCACGTCTGGCTTAACTGTATTGATGAATGGTGTTCTGAAAATCTCTGCGCCGAGTTGCGTCTGTGTTGCGCTTGGCGTTGTAGCGGATGTTCCGAGTGCCAAGTAACGTATTTCTGCTGATGTCAATTCGCCGTTAAGTGCATTGCGCATCATGTTTAATCCTGCATCGGTGATGATGTTGTTGATAATAAAGCGTTCGTCTCCTACAAGTATCTCGTACTGCCCTAGCCATCCTTTTTTATCTTCCATGCGTCACACCTCCGTAGCTTTTGTAGTCTTGTAGTCTTGTAGTCGCAACATTTCATACATTCTAAATTGCTTTACTGCTTGCGTGCAGTGCCACATATTTTTTTATATATATTTATATATATTTTAGACTACAAGACTACATTTTATATATATAGAGGTAGAAAAGGCATATATATACTAGTTTTTCAACCTTAAACGTGTTGTAGCTTTTTTGTAGTCTGAGTGTAGCTTGTAGCCTGAATTCAACAGGGTATGAAAGAGGTAGAGGGAAAAAGTGTATCCGATGGCACAACACAAGCGAAAACAGTTTGTGTTACAGTCTCCGTCCAACCCTGCGACTCTTGGACGGTTTGCAACACAACGAGCAGTTCATTTTCCCTTAGATTTGTTTTCACGTTTTGTCGCAAAAGGTCACGATAAAACTTTTGCCATCCGCCAAACGTTTCTCCGTCGATGGCGTGAACCGCGTACACGAGCCGTCCCGCTCCGTCAAGTTCCGATATTGTAACCTTGTCAATAAGAAAATCAGTAGAGTTTATATTGTATTCGGGTAGCGTGATGGTTTGCAGTTGCCCTGCTGCCAAACCCGACGTATACGTGTCATAAGTAAGTTCACGCAATATTTTTGTATACTTTGTAAGCTTTCCATTTGCCACGTTCAAAGCTTCTTGCCGTGAGGAAATAGATTCATCTACATCTATGCGTTCGTATACGCCAGTTCCGCCTTCTACGACCGCTCTTGATGCAATAGCGGCTACGTCTTGCGCTACAAGTGCAAGGGCTACAAGACCCCTATATGTCACTTGTAAAACGTCAGTAGAAACTAAAACTGCTTGACTCCCGTCTTGGATAATAACATTTTCGTTGTATCTGTAATAGTACTTTTTCCCAGTATCGAGCCCGTTTATTCCAATATCTCCAGGGGATACCTCTACATTGTTTATAAAAATTATAGGTTTATCCGATAGAGGAAACCTCGTTATAAAAGCACGTGATACACCGTCGGGTTGAGGAGTGGGGCGTTCCAAGGATATCTCATCAGTTTGGCTTAGTCCACCACGGATGTACTGTCTATTTCGATACTGCGAGCGGTCTTGCCTAACTTGAACGTTGTTTATACTAGACGTAGTGGTGATTCCGAACGGAGCGGTGAAAAAGCTACGAGGGGTAAAATAAAATTTTTTGTCATAATCGATATACCAACTGTATCCAGTCAACTCGCTTAATTCATTCAACGCATCGGACACCGTGCCAACCCTCGGGAAAGACGCTCTCTCTAGTAGAACGCTCGCTTGAAATGGAAACAATGTGTTTGAAGGGTACAATTCATTTGCAGGTAAAAGTGAAACTCCGTCAATCGCTCCAAGCGTGACCCCTTCTGGAATTAAATACGTCTGCAACAGGTCCGCTGCGATGTCTTGCGCTGAAACGTTCGTATACGTCTTAGCTACAAGCCATCTGTCCGCTATTTGATGATTATCGACACACTCTACGTCGTAATACCATGCATTTTTAGCTAGTGGAACATACTTTTTTGGATACAGGAGAAACCCAGCAAATATAAGCGTTGCAAAGTCGTCGTATATCTGTATCTGTTGCCCATCCTGTAAATCCATCGTCATGGACACGTCTACCAGTTGCAGACGTGCCATGCTACGTTCATTAATCGTATCTTCAATCTCCAGTGAACCCGAGCGGAAACGACTTGTTCTATCCACACCCGATATGATGATCTGCATCAGTATGCACTCCCTACACGCCCACGTATCATGTCCACCATCGTTGGAGCAAGGACCCCTGTTATTTTGCGCCCATCCAAGTATATATTCGTTTCTTTCGCTCCACCAAAGTCGCCTAAACGGTTGAGAGGAATAACCGCTTCACTTCCCGCTTCTCCAATCATTGCAAGTGTGGGTTTGTTTACTACACCGCCGTCTGCCAAAAACGGTATTTTATCCACGACATTTTTTATTGTATTTGTTACAACGGTTAAGCCTTCCGATGCCAAGGATTTTGCCTTTTCAAACAAACTAATAAACTCACTTACTTTTTCCCTAACCGTAGCGATCAATTTTGCGATGTTGTCAAAAGGAGTTTTTGCTATTGCGTATAATCCACTAAAAACGCCTGAAAAAATTGCCTTGATTCCTTCCCATGCTTTTTTCCAGTCTCCTGTAAAAACACCTGTGATAAACGTCATCAACCCGATATAAGCCGTCTTCATTCCTTCTAAAACTGTTTTAATAGTTTCAAATGCCGTCTTAAAATTATCCGAAAATGTTCCAATTAAATATGTCGATATCGGCATAATAATTTTTGTATAAAACGCTTCCATCAATGTATATAAAGCTTTGAACTGTACAACAAAAATTGTCAAGATAAACGTTCCTAGAGGCAATAAAATTTGTTTCCACAAAAATGTCAGTACAGCACTTAATGCTTCTATGGTTGGGGAGAAAGTTTCGGACAAAGACTTTCCAAATGGAACAAAAATATCATTCCACAAAACTTTCAAATATTCTCCCAATGGAACTAAAACATTGTTCCATAAATTCGTTGCAACAGTTGCTATTTGAGTCAAAACAGAATCGACTGTGCCTCTAAAGGTTTCATTTGTTTTATAAAAGTACACAAAAACTGCGACAAGTCCTGCAACCGCCGCCAAAATAAGTGCAATGGGATTTGTCGCTAAGAAACTCATCGCCGTACCAATCGCTTTTACACCGGAAACCATTGTCATGAATCCTGCTGATATTGATGGCAAAACGGCCAAAACTGCGCCCAATGCTAAAATCACAGGTCCAAGAGCAATTGCTAGTCCCGCAAAAATAATTATTTTCTCTTTTGTTGATGCCGATAAACTCAAAAACGAGTTTAGCAAGTCGTTCACAAGAGTAACCATTTTGGTATAAATCGGCAAAATTATTGTTCCTATTTGAACCCCGATTTCTTTCATCGTCTCACCGAATGTTCTTGTTTGGTTTGAGGCGCTTTCCGATGTGTTCTTAAAATCATCTTGTGCGTTTTTTGTTACGTCCATGATAAAAGCATATCGCAAATTAACCTTTTCTGCCTGCGTCATTTCCTCTACGTTTTTGGTGATGCCTTTACTCATTGCAAACGCTTTGAGGTTTGTTTCTGTCATCACATATCCAAGTTGTGTCAGCGAGTCCGTCTCTCCTGTGAAAACACCTTTTAATGCCCCCATCGCTTGTTCAATGCTTACGTTTTTGAAACTTGCTAAATCACCGCCAAGTTGTGTAAGCGTCATAGACATTCCAGCAGCGTCTTTTCTAGCTATACCCATCGATGTGCCCATGTCGCCGAATAAAGCAGCAGCGTCAAGTGCCGACTGTTGCGCCAAGCCCATAGATTTCAATGAATTTTTTGACCAGTCTTTAACTTCTTGAGCCGAATCACCAAAAGATACATTAATCTTATTTATTGTTTCTTCCATGTCACTGGCTAGTTTTATTGATGCTCCACCGGCTGCCAACAAGGGAAGACTTAGAACTTTTGATAAAGTACCACCTATTGTAGCCAATCCTGATCCTAAGGTTGTGAGTTTGCTTTGCGTTTCCTCGAACCCCTTATTTAACTCTTTGAAATCGGATGATATTTTAACGAATAACTCTTGTATCATATTTCGTCACCGCCTTTTTTCTCTTCGCCGTACGACGCTACGAACTGTTGCAAAACTTGCAACTGTTCTTGCCAAGTTTGTTTCTTTTTCTTTTCTTGTGGCATGAAGTCGCTTACCTTGAACGGCGGCCCTTTTGAGCGATTCGCATTTGCAATTACGCTACACACAAGGGCAAAACGCTGATGCTCCCGCTTCGCCCTTGCTTCGTACGACTTATTTAAGTAGTAGTATTCTTTTAAGGTGAGCCGCCACGCATCACGAGGCGTTAAGCCAAAGTTTGTAACGGCATGCGCCCATATCTCAATTATGCGTGGCGGGTTTAGTTTTTTGATGATGAATCCGATTTTTCGCCGTCAACGTGTGAAGAACTTGCTATAACATTGTTTAATTGTTTAGCTACGTCGTTCATATTTTCTGCGGTTATAAGTTTTCCGACTTCTTTTAACGTGAGTGTTTCATCCTCGTGAAGAAAACATGCCCACAATAGCGCCCTTAACCCGATAGCTCCGGCGTTTTCCCCGATCTGAGTTGCGCTTTTTCCGGTCGCTTCCTCATACGCCGCCATTGCATTTAAGTCAAATACTAGTTTTCTTGGTTTGTCTAAATTAATAATAATATCCCCCATGATATCCCACTCCCCTTGAAAATGTTTTACTAAATTTGTCCTAGCGTTGGTCGCCCCGTTACTTTGAAAGATGCGCTGAATGGGATTGTGCCATCAACAGGAGCTTCCATTGTAAATCCAGTCGTGAGAACTGTTGCGGTGAACCGTGTTACCGATGGAGATGTTGGATAGTCAACTGTAACCGTTTGTGTTGAATTTGTCTCTAATGCAATAATCGTAGCCGATGCTGATGCAGTTGTATAGTTACCTTCGATGCTGATTTCTCCACCGTCACGCAAGCCCTTGATAAATTCACGGTAACGGTCTGCGCTAGAATGCGTCGTGACATCGATCGTTTCTGCCGACAAGTTTGGAGCGGATATGCTTGTTATTTCTGAAATGGTTGTTGCGCCGATTTTGAATATTGCACCAAAGCTAAAAGTTCCTGCCATGATTCATTCACTCCTTAAATGTTAGTGACAAATGACATCATAATTTGCATTAATGATGTTTTTGTCCTCGTCACGCTCCGTGGAGCTATAACGATAGAAACACTGCACCATAGTGTAGGTATCCATGGTGAATTTTTTTAAGTTTATTGTTTGATTCACGAGTTCCATAATTTCCTTTGCTAGCTTGAAACCGCCTCTGCCGTTTTTGGTGAAGATTCTCATTTCGAGCGTGACATAGAAACCATCTTTACTTAAACGATTCGCATTCGTCTCTGTCATCGTGCCGATGGTAATGTACGGATACGCTGCGTTTGTGGGAGGCTCATCATACAACGCATTGCCGATCTTCGTCATCAATGTGGCGTTTGCACTCATGGCGGTGAACAGTGATTTTTGTACGCTCCACATAGCTGACATCACTGCACCCCCTTTATGCGCTTCACTGCAATGATGATGCGTGGAACGGCTCTGTCGTACGCTTTTTTTAGAAAATGTTTACCGTAACCTTTTGGTTTCTTTTGCCCTCCACTGCTACGCCCAGAATTTGGACCACCGCCACCACGTTCGTGTATTTTTTCCGCATACTCCACGTTTGTGCCAACGATGACTTCGCCTTGTCTTGCTCGTACCGTCCGCAACATGCCGTCGTAGCTACCGCCTTCACGATCGGTGTAGTTAAATGTGGTGGTATTCCTCGTTACCGTGATGATACTTGCGCGCAAACGCCCACTATCCACGGGCACATTCCTTTTTGCTACTGTCTCAATCTCGACTCGTGACATCGCCAAAATAGTTTCGTCAACCTCGTTTTTGATGCGCTCGTTTAGCTTTTTCATTTCTTCACGCAACGCGTTTATGTTGAGAATGCTAAATTTAATCATATCTCACACCTAGCTTTAACCGTCATCATCCTTGACAATTGCGTCTCATCCAAAACGGATTCAATGTCTAACACTTTGCCGCGGTATACAATGCGTTGCGTGTTGCTAAGGGGCTGTTTTCTCATGCGGATGGTGTACTGCTCCACCTGTTGCATCTTGTCAAAACGTGTCTCCTCCACCGCAACGCCCTCAACACGTGCCCAAGCGGTTGACGTTGTTGTCCATGCTTCGGAAAAAGTTCCTCCACCACTTGGAGTGACAGTAAGTGATTGAATAGTGATAGTGTTTCGCAAACATGTGAGCATTAGAACACCCCTCGTGCCGACGCTGAGTGATTCACAATTCTGCCGATAACACCCTTCAAGATGTCGTAGCTGATGCTAAATCCTTGCTCGCTCCATCCAGTAGCATACTCTTGTCTGTTTTCATAGAGAAACGCTGCTACTCGTAACACTGCTGTTTTTATATCCGTTGATAGTGTAGACGGCGATGCGTCTGCTACCATGCCAGCCGTATACGTGATGACGTAGCCATTGGCTGGTCTGCCTGCGGTGAAGTAGCCGTCTTTGTGATAAAAGTCGTTGCCGCCGACACGGTATGAAGAAGTAGAGACAGTGACATATGAAGATTCAAAATTCTCCGCATATGTGATAGATGAAACGGTTGTCACAGGTGTTCTCATAGCAGGGATGTATTCTACTCCGCCCGTTTGGCGTTGCACAAAAGTCCTGCGATGAAACACGGTACCCATGTACGACTCCACAATCTGCGTCGCTGCGTGAATAATTTCGTTGATCAGTGAAGGATTTTCATCAACAGCATCATCTATTCTTGCGTAACGCTTAAATTCTACATCCGTAACAGGATGCCACACTGGCTCTGTTTCAGTTACTGTGATTAGCTGTGGTATCGGGGCGTTGTCTAGCATGTACCCTCCCCCTTGTCTTTATCACCTTTACCTCGTACGTATCGTGCTCACTGTATTCAATAAAGCCGAGGTTATACAAGCGCCTTTCCTTTTCACGGTCGATTGAGATGTAACCGTCTCCGATGTCGTACGATTTTTTCGACTCGTCACAATAAAACTTATGTTTTGCGACGTAGCCCATAGTGTTTCACATCCTCTTCCCTGTACAAATGTGTAGCAGGGTACGTTGTATCCATGTGTATCTTGTATCCGTGCGCTGCTGCTCTAATGCAAAACGCCCTATCCTCCCAGTCGGAGAACGATACATTATACAGTGGTGAGTAGGTTACGCCCGATGCGATGACATCACGGTGTATCAAAATACACGCTCCACTGTAACCCACTTCATGCAAGCCCTTTTTTTTCCACTTGTTCCATATGCCCATTTTGGTGTAGCTGTAAAAATCGTACTGCCATGCATTTGGCATTTCCTCTTCACCGCTACGCCAACGAGTCCAAAACACCTCGCTACAAATGTGCTTTTGTTGAGCGACGAGATGCGACAATGTTTTCGGATGCAGCACGATATCAGAGTCGACGAGAAAGAAATAGTCGTATCCTTCTTCAAGCGTCTTTTTAAGGAGAAAGTTTTTCATATTCGCTACATCACGTAGATTGTTTCCCTTCCATACATGCGTATCATCTTTTTGATACGTGGTATTGTTGGTATACTCCTCGTACTGATGCCGATGCAAATGCTGTTTCAAGTTTGGCGAATTGTGCAGTATAAAAAAATAATCAACCTCATAATCATGCTGTTGATTGGCTAGCGATTCAAGGTAATACTTGAAAGTCGTTTCATCTTGTTTCACAGGAGCACCAACGAGGACTTTCATTGTGTTGTACCCTGTTGTTTATCCTGCTCCATCTTCGCAAACGCTTCAACGAAATCCTTCTCAAACACTTCACGCTGCGCAAGGTGTCCGAATTGTAGCGTAGTATCGCAATACATTTTAACTCCTGCTTCTTTCAGTTTGATGCAGAAAGATAAATCTTCCCCTACGTTGGGGAGCGGGAAAAAGTACGGCTTTTCTAGCTTTTCAAAAGCGGATCGCTTAATCAGTGCGCACGCTAGGCCTGCACCTTCAATCGGCAGTAAACCTTCGCCGTATCCAGTAGGCACTTCCAAGCTGGGCAACCCATTTTCATATACAACTTTTGTATAAAAACATGCTTGATACGGATGTACACGTTTAAACGCTTTTGCGGTGACAAATTCCTTATCGTGCCGCAGCAAAAACTGTAAGCTCTGCGGGTGAAACGTCATGTCAGAGTCGATGAACATCAAATATTCGTTGTCACTCTTCATAAACTGCTCTGCCACATACTCACGTGCATCATATATCAGACTATTCGATACCATTGAGAATTCAAGTTTGATATCGTTCCTCTGATTCGTCATGCGGATGAAAGATTCAAACACTTTGAATTCGATTGGTCGATGTATTGGAAGCCCTATCATAACTTTTGTCACATCGCAACACTCCCTTTTGTGTTTTGGCAGGGACACAAATGTCCTTACCGAGACTCCCTTATATATACGGCATGGAAACGTCAAGGGGAAACGCTTGTCGCCTGCGCAAGCTATCCATGCCGTGAAGCTGCAAAAGCTAGTCTAAATATCTGTCTCCGTCACGAGCAATCACGGCGCAAACACCCGATGCACCGTCCGCTTTTTGCACGTACAATCCAAGGTAGCGACGACCTTCTGTGATTTGTGAGTCACGTAGATTAATGTTGATAAAACGTGGAGCTGTTTGTGATACACCCACAACTTGCGATGCGGTGATAACTGTTGCAACGGCTCCTGCCCACGTTGGAGCAGTGGATTCCCAAACAGTCACAGTGATAACTCCTGCTGTCGTTGCTGTTCCTTGTGCAACGATGGCAAGGTACTCTGTAAATTGAGACATGTCAACCAATTCAGACGACGATGCTGTTACAGTCGATGCGGTTGTAGGATTAATGGCGTTGGTAAATGTGATTTTTTCATTGATGCGATTCATGTGTTGTTCTCCTCCTTTTCAGTTATGTTACGTTCCAAAGTTTCCTAGCTGCACGAACGGGGAGATTGTCTGACCGCCTGCACGTGGTGTGATGGGAGAGTCGATCCACGGTTGCCCGTCAATACGTTGTACAAACCGCCACGCTTTTTCATCAAACTTAAACTTCACATGTTCCGATTCCATAATCGTTAAGCGTTGGCGATCGCCGATGAGGTAATAACGCATATCAGCAAGAGAAACGTCGCCAATCGAACCACGTGCAGGAACTTTTTCAGTGACGAGTACAGGAACGCCGTAAATTGTTCCAGGGAGGTCACCTGTGATTCCGCCAGTAAAGCCAGGGGTCAAAATGTAGTTGCTGTTTTCGTCTTTCAGTCTGTAGATGTCAGGCAATACGGATTGGTTGATAATCCATACAGGCGTTCCGCCACGGCGGTAGAAACGAGCTAGCATGTTGACGAGGTCAGACGTTTGAACCGAACCCGTGCCTACACGTCCAACGGTTACCGTTGCAGGGGCGTTGAGGATACCAAGTGGTTTGTTCACGCCGTTACCTGTCAAAAACGCTGCGTCTTCTTCGAAAGCGATTGACTGTGCGAACACATCGGATAGCAATGAACCCATCGATACGATTGCATCGTCCACAAGCTCGTCGGATGATTCGACGTAACCGATTAACTTTTTAGCTTCAAGCGTGATTTGCTTAAATTTAGGATTGCTTTCCCCTTTCTCAAGCCCTTCTCCTCCCCAATGCGCCGTGACTCCTCCAAAAAGTGAGCCGCTCGCATTTGATGACATGTTTAATGCAGGGATTTTGAGGATAGGAGATGTCATCGGCAACACACGAGCACCTGCACGACGGACAACCGTTTCTTCAAGTTGCACACGCAAAACTTCGTTGGAGAAAGTTTCGGGTACAAGGTAGCCACCAAGATCGCCCGTGTTTTCGACGAGGTTTTTACGTGTGAAGGCTTTCAATTCTGGATCGTGTGCACGAGCTTTCACAAGAAACTCGCCAAAAGTTTCTTTTTTAGCTGTTTCAGTGTGAACCGCCTTCGCTTGTGCGGATTGCATGGAGGACAATTTCGTTTCCATCTCCGTCTGAAACTTGGAGAACATGGATTCTACATCTTTTTGGTCACCGTTCCGCTTGTCCAACGCCTCCATAAACTTCACTTCAAGAGTTTTCAAGTCGTCCTTGGAAACTCCGTTTTGGATAGCATCGGTGATGCTTTTTTGAATTTCGTTGATGTTCACTTTGTGTCACCCTCTCAATTTTTTTATCATGTCAAGCACTATGCTCGGCTCGATGTCGTCAGTGTCAATCGACGGCTGTGCACCAAGTGAACGGATTAGGCTTATTGCCGTGTCCATC